CGAAAGCACTAACATGACAGCTCGAACCGACACGCCTGAGAAACGGATATTGACCCAGCAGACCGCGATCAGCATCGCTCTGGTCGGCGTGATCCTAGCGGCCACAATTACCGGAGTCTGGCGGGCGGCAGTGTTGTCGTCTGATGTGACCCACCTATCGATGGAGGTTTCCGAACTCAAGGTGCTGGTCCGCGTCAGTGCCGCCTCATACGAGGCAAGCAGTACGAGCAACGCAACAGCAATCCAGCTCATCGCTGAGCGAATGAAAATGGACGATGCCCGAGAAGAAATAGACCGCAAGTTATTTGCCGAAATTCAGGATCGTCTCGTCAGGTTAGAGAGGCTTGCGAAGGAATGAGAACTTTTTCAACGCTCCTCGTGATGGCTGCCGTGCTGATACTCCAGCGTCCGCCGCAACCGACACCAGCCCCGTCGATAGGCTGGGTTACTCGGGCGACGGTCGCCCAAAAGGACGTATATGACGGCGACACGTTTACCGCGACGGTACAGATGCAAGTCCGCGTGCGCTTGATTGATTGCTGGGCCCCGGAAGTGCGGGGCGAGGACAAGGCCACTGGCCTCCGATCCCGAGACGCTCTTCGCAAGATGATCCAAGACGGCGACGGGAAAATCACGCTATTGATTCCCGGCAGTCCGTCGGGGGAACTCAAGGACTCGTTTTCGTTCGGTCGCGTGCTCGGTCACGCGTGGACATCGGACCACCCCGAAGCCAACGTCAGCGACCGAATGGTCACGGGCGGACACGCCACCAAAACCAAGTAGCCGCAATGCCAGCACAGCCTGACCGCCTCGCCGCCGAGGCTCTTCTTGTGTCCGAAATCTCGGCGCAATTCGCTCTTGCTCGATCCGCGATGGACCGCGACCAGCGAATCCCGTGGCCCGGAATTGCGAAGACGATCCGCGCCGAACTTAGCACCCGACTCGCCACAGCCTACGCTGTGGCGTTTTTGATTATGGGCGACAGTCGCTTGACAAACAGTTCGCTACTTGCTCAGGCTAGTGCGGAAGCGTGGGCAACCGGGCACGCTCGCGAGTTGACGCGGAGTCTGACCGACAAGATGCGTGCGGAGGTCAAGAGTGGAATCGACCCAACCAAAATATTCGGCGAAGGGCGAGCGGTCACCATGGCCGCAACCGAGATTACAGCTGCAACGAGTCGGGGAGAAATGGCGGCACGGCAAGCCAACGCCATCCATCGAGAAAATGAAGCCGAAGCCGAACGCGAAGCCGCAGAGCAAGCCGGGCAACCCGGCAAGCCTCCAGAAAAACCAACACCCGATGCCGTCGAACCTCAAGACATTGAAGAGCCCGAGCCGCCCGAGCCGCCCGAGGTTCCGCCGCCCAACGACGACGGACTCGCCGAGATTACTGACGGAATGTCGGCCATGTGGTTCACGACCAGGGATGACCGCGTCTGTCCGATATGCGAGCCGCTACACAAACAGTGGGAGGACGATTGGCGCGACACCTTCGCATATGGCCCGCCCGCTCACCCCAACTGCAGATGCCATTTAGAGTATTTTCCGACCGAAGTCAGAAACCGAACGAGGCCAACCCCATGATTGCCACGGTACAGCGAATCCGAGAAGAGGCATTCGCCGAGGCTGGTTTGCGGATCGACCGAGACAAGGGAATCATTCACGACGTGAAAGTCCTCGGCCGCGACAGCAAAAACGGGCGGGTATACACCCAGGAGGCGATGAACGACGCCGCGAAGTTGTACGAGGGCATAAGTGTCAACATTGACCACCGCGACCCAGACGACGACAGCGTCCGCCAGATCAGCGAACAATGGGGCGTTCTTCGCAACGTCAAGATCGGACGTGATGGCGTCTTCGCCGATCTGCACTACATCAAATCACACCCGATGACGGAATCACTGATCGAGCGGGCCGAGCGGTTCCCCAATAACTTCGGGCTGTCGCACGACGCGTCGGGCCAAGTTACCGAAGGACTCGACGGTCAGCCCGATATGGTTGAAAGTCTTGATCACGCGGAAAGCGTGGATCTTGTGTCCAAACCCGCCACGAACAGTGGCTTGTTCGAATCCCAGACGAGGAAGAAAATGCCAAAAGTCACCGTGGCGGAAGCCGTTGCACGACGGAAGACGAAAGCGGCCAAGAGACTCAAGTCGCTGCTGGAGATGGACGAATACTCGGCAATGGCCGAAGAGCCCGCCGAAGTCGAACCGGAGGCGTCGGACTCGTCCGCCGCCGAGGACGTCGACGCCTCAATCAAGGCGATGGTGATTGCCATCCTTGACGGCGAAGGCGACGCGAAAGCGAAGCTCGGCAAGATCAAGGAAGTTCTCGGCGTTCAGGAGAAACTAGCAGACGCCGCCGCGCCTGAAATCGTCGCGGAAATGGAAGACGAAGAGGGCGAAGACGAAGAGGGCGAAGTCGAAGAGGGCGAAGAAAGCGAAGAGGGCGAAGACGAAGTCAAGGAAAGCGTCGCACGCTTGAAACGGCGCGACAGGAACCGCGACTTGCTCGAATCGGTAGGCTTGGCCTACTCCAGATTGTCGAAGGTCGAAAGGCGTCTTCTTGATGCGACGATCAGCGAGAACGAAGCGGCAGAACTGGTCGAGTCGTTCAAGGAACTAACGCCAGCCCGCAAGAAACCGCAGGCCCGCTCGGCGTTTCAAGAGTCGGCCGGCCTCGATGACCTGTCATTCGACGACCTGCTTGCCGACGCGAAGAGCTAGCACAACCGACCCCGACCGTTCTTTGACCTCCGACCAACAATTGACCTATTCCCAATTTGAGGACAAAGAACCATGAAAGCGCTCGAACTTCCGAACGCGGTACACGTCGGCCGGTTGTATCACGGCTTTTTCGATGACTTCAACGAGTACGTCAGCGCGGACCGTTGGACACTTGTTGCCAGCGACTCCGGCACGGCAACACTGGGCGACACGGTTGGCGGCGTCATCACGCTCGCCCCATCCGACGGGACCGTCGCAGACAACGACGAAGCCTATCTCAAGACGACGAAAGAGATTTTCAAGATTGCGGCTGATGCCCCAATCATCGTCGAGGTTCTGCTGAACTTCACCGAGGCCAACACGGACGACGCCAACGTCCTGTTCGGCTTAATGGACGCTGTGGCGGCAAACTCGCTATTGGATGACGCGGGCGGCCCCGAAGCCGACTATTCTGGCGCGGTGTTTTTCAAGGTCGACGGCGGGACAACCTGGAGCGCCGAGAACTCGAACAGCACGACCCAGAAGACGACCAACCTGGACGGCACCCAGTACGTCGGCGGCAAGCAGGGCGACGCCCAAACGGCCGGAGGCGCATGGGAGAAACTCACCATTGAGATCCGGCCCAAGTCATCGACGCTGGCCGATTTCATCTTTACGAAGGATGACGAGGTCGTCGCCAAGCACGTCGACCAATCGTACTCGTCCGCAACCGAGATGAACGTCGTTCTGGCGGGGAAAAACGGGTCGGCCAACGCCGAGTCGATCACGGCCGACTATATCTTCGCCTATCAGCGACGAACAAACGCATAGACTCCGCGACTTTGCGGGACTGCCTCCGACCACTGGCAATTCCAATAAAATTCGCAGGAGTTTACGGCATGTTCAAAGCACAGAAATGGGCGACGGCGCTCAAGAAGGCCCAGCGAGACGACCGCCGCAGCGGTTCGTCGCTCAAAGAGAGCAAGTTCAACAAGCATTTGCTCGGGGAGATTCGCACGCTAGGCGCGACCAAGTTCTCGATCCGCGACTTGTTTGAGTCGTTCGTCGAAGACGGGCGGGAGATTGCCAACTCTTGGTCGCCGCGTTCGGGCGGGACGAAATCCGGCATCAACCTACAAGAAGCGGGCGTCGACACGGCGGCCTTCTCGAACATCACGGGCCAGATTGTCTACTCCGAAGTCCTCGAAGCCTTCAACGATCCGATCTTTCTGGCGTCGCAATTGGCGAAGACTGTTCCGACCCAGTTCAACGGCGAGAAGATTGCCGGGATTGGTCGACTTGGTGATGAGGCCGAAGCGATTGGCGAAGGCGAAGCGTATCCGATGGCTGGCGTGTCGGAAGAATGGACCGAAACCCCCGAGACGACGAAGCGCGGCTTCATCGTCCCGGTGACCAAGGAAGCGGTTTTCTTTGACCGTACCGGATTGGTCCTGAATCGCGCATCGGAAACGGCGACATGGTTGGCAATCAACAAGGAGAAACGCGTCCTCGACGTGGTTCTCGGCGTCACGTCGACCTACAATCGCAACGGCTCGGCTTCGATTGCCACCTACGGCAACGACTCAGGCACCCACAATTGGGACAACCTCGCCGCGTCGAACGCGCTGCAAGATTGGACCGACGTTGAGAATGCTCTGCTGTTGTTCGACGGCATCACGGACCCGAACACGGCCGAGCCCGTCCTGATTAACCCCAACACGCTGATCATTCCGACGGCTCTGTCCTTCACAGCGCAACGCATCGTTGGAGCGACGGAAATCAGAGAAGTCACGAACAGCAACACGACGTCACTGTCGCCGAATCCGCTCGGTGGCGCTCGGCCCGGCGGGTCGCAGGCTGCGCAGTTCAACGTGTTGTCGAATCAGTACGTTTCGAGCCGACAAGGTGACTCGACGACGTGGCACATCGGCGACCCGATGAGCGCATTTTACTACATGGAGAACTGGCCGATTCAGACGGTCGAAGCCCCGACGAACTCAGAGATGGAGTTCAGCAACGACATCATCGGTCGATACAAGGTGTCGGAGCGTGGCGCCTGTCATGCGTTCGAGCCTCGCAAAATGGTCCAATGCACCGCCTAGCGGTGTTTGCCGCTATCTCACGGGCGGCTGTCGAGTCGGGCGACGACATACACCGAGGCCCCGACGTGCCTCGGCTATTTTCACCAACAAAAGCGAACCAATGGCAACCAAACGACTGACCCAAGAAGAGAAGGCCAAGCGTGCCCAGGCACGCGCCGACGCTCGCAAAGCCGAGATTGAGGCCAAAAACAAAGCGGCTGAATTGAATAACGTCGACGAAACCGAAGAGGCGCAATTCATCGAGCGGCACGAGTTCGAACTGATCGACCCGCCAGCACCCGCCGCCCCGGAGCCGATTATCGAGGACCAAATCATCCGTCCGTCGGATGTGGAGGCGATGGTCGGCAAGGCGTATCCAAACGACGCCCAAGCCGCAACCGTGGATCGCTACCGATTCCGAAAGGAAAACGGCATCCCGACACCTCTGCGACGCTTTCGCATGACTGCAAAGACAGGCATCGGCGGGAAGTCCAGCGAAATCGGCCCTCTAGAAGTCGAAGCCCCCAGCGCCCCGGACGCGATTCGCAAGGCGTGCGACGAGCTGAACATCAAGCGGGCACTGCGGCACAGATACAACTGGACGCCCGTTGTTATCGTGGAGTAGATCCAATGGCGAAAAGCACGACCCAGACAAAAGCAGACCTGTTGTCTCGGCGCGATGCCATCCTGACGGAAGTGGCGGCGCTGTCGTCTTCGACGGCTGGCGGCTTGCCGAACTCTACGGGGCCGGGCGTACATATCGACCACCAAGGCTACAAGGATTCTCTGTACGCGGAACTAAAACAGCTCGATGATGCGCTGAACCGAATCAGCCCCGGAGTCATTATCAGCGAGGTTCGATAATGGCCTGGACCGTCGACTACTCGGGCGACCATCAATATGTTGACGGCGTCGGGGCTGGCACGTACACGCCGAAGGGTGGCGCGGGCCAAGCCGTAAACTGCTTCCCGGCCGAAATCAACAGGTCCGACCTGACTGGCACGCCGGGCGTCTCGCCTTCCGACCGCGTGTTCGTCGTCTGGGGGATCACGACGGGCCAAGCGTCCCCGCAAGGTGATACGCTTCTTTTTGACTCGGTCACTTATTCGATTATTGGCGCGGCCCACCGAGGCGACGACGCCCAGCATCGGCTGATTTGCCGAAAGCAGGTTTCGTGATGTCTCGGTTGAATCTCAACATCGACTTTGTTCTGGAAACGACACAGAACCCGGACTTGGCCGAAGCGTTCCGAGATTGTCGCCAAGTCGTGCTCGATTCTATCGATCAGAACTTTCTGACGGCTTCGGGCCCTGACGGTGCGACGTGGCCGCCGAGGGCACACGCTGGCGACGGGCACCCGCTATTGATTGAGACAGGATCACTCAGGATAGCAGCGACGGGCCGTGGTCCGGGCCATGTGACGTTTTGGCACCCGCTGGAGTTCTCAATCGGAATCGACAAGAACGTCCAACTTGGCGGCATCCCTGGCGCCGCAGTCCACAACTTCGGCTATCCGCCGTTCAACATCCCGCAGCGCGAATATCTGGCCCCGACCGAAGGGGCGCTGGACGTCTGCGAACAGATCATCGCCGACGCCGTTTCGGGCCAATTAGGAATATGAAATGAGCCAACAACTACCTGGGGCGCGGAAAAACAAATGGCCGAACTAGCACTAAAGGTTGGCGATTCTTCAGCCTACACAGACGGCGACGTATTGTGCGCCTTCTCACAGCGGTCGATCCGTTGCACGCACGCTCAAGATGTTTGCTTTCCGATGGCGGGTACTCATCTCGATCTGACCGCAGAGGGATTGTGGGCCAACGATTCACCTGCGGAAGTTTTCGAGGCGAACGCTAAAGAAACGAAAATCGAGCGACTGACTGCCAGCAGGGCGCGACTGACTAGCGGCGTTTTCTCCGTCGAATTCGACAGCAACACTCCGTTCGTCGATCACAAAGGCAAGACGGTCCAGATGGATATCGCGCAGTTCTTCAGCCGAAAGCTCAAGACTTTACGATCCGCAGGGCGAGCCGGTCAACCAATCTTTGGCGCACCGGGGCAAGAGGTTTGCTACGGCGGATCGACGAACCTTACAGATTCCGCGCTAGACGCTATTTGGTTGGCGGTTGAGGCACAAACGCCACACCGCGAAGCAACGCTGGATCTCTGGCCCGCTGGCGCCCAGGATCTCAAATCATGCCTCTGCGTTTCGGTTGCTGATTTTACCGATGACGAGGCGTCCGCGCTTGTGCGGCCACAGATGCTTCTAGACGCGAACGGCGTGCAGGTGTGGGAATACGAAGGCGTACAGCAATCGGGCGTCGATCCGCCTGGGCCGGAATGGACTGCGGGAATTGCGGCCAAAAGAAACGTCGTATCCGATTGGAAGCAACCGGCCGTTTTGACGCAACTCGGTGTCACTGAATCGGCAGTACGTGACCGCGCCCAAAATATCGACGCGAGACGCGCGACGACATTTGCAGATCGAACCTTGCTATTTGATCGAACCCAAAACGCACCCATCCCGAACGGTCCATAAACAATGGCGACAGTCACATCAACAATCGGAACGGGTGTCGGCCGAGACTATTCGACGATCACGCTTTGGGAAGCAGACCTCGACGATGGGACGATCTACGCGAGTGGCGATGACGCGGTAGGCGAGTGCTATAACGATTC